ACTAATAAAATCATCTTTATCTACTGGTATGTCTTTAGCTATAGCTACAGCTAAAGCTCTTGTGTCAATAATACGTTCTACATATGAGTAATCAGCCTCTAATTTCATTAACTCGCGCCAAATATTAACCATATAAACGTCAAACCCTAATAAATTTTGACCTACTATAAAAGTATCCTTATCGTAAAGATGCTTAGAGAACTTCTCCCAGACCTTCCGAGGGCTTTCTTTTCTCTTGTTATACTCTTTCATAGTAAAACCTGTGATCTTAGCTGCACCCGCTGAGACATCTAAGTTCGGCCAATCCAGAAACATATCGTGCTTCTCCAAGATCTTACCTCCCTCTACCACTAACCAAGCAACCTGCCAAGGTCTTGACCTGATTAAGTTCAAACCTTCAGTCTCTGTATCAAAAACTAAATATTTTTGGTTCTTATCAAACCTTAATAATGATTCATCCATTAGCTACCTCTTTCTTCTCTAAGTATGACTCGAAACAGAACTCTTGACTACCAAAATGATTTAAATTTGGACTACTCAGAGTAGCTGCTTTACCAAAGTTTCTATTGCATAGTATCTTATATGTCTGTAATGCTTCGACATCTTCTCTTTTTTTATAGAAAATACTTTTTACATCTTTGCATTTAGCCCCCATATTATCTGCAAACTTTTTTACTTTACGTGCTAGCAATTTATCAAAAGGTAACGAGTTGTCCTCCACCCAAAAAACAGGGCTAATTTTTGAGAAACTAGGGACACATTTTTTTAAATGCAGACTATTATTATATATAAAAGAATCATAAAATGGAATCACCAGATCTATACTATCACTCCATAATGAATTCAAGAAATTAAAATCTACTTTCCCGCTATTACTAGTATAAGCATATGAGTAGATTCTATATAATAGTCTGCATCCATCGTCATCGTTAGCAAAAATTACAATTTTATGATCAGAATTATCATCCTCATTTACGTCGTTGCAACATGTAATCCTAAGCCCAAAAACTAAATTTATGTCTCTCTCTTTACACCTATTATGAGCAGTAACAAAACCTGTCATAGAGTCTTCAACTAATACAAGATTCTTAATATTGTTTTCTTCGCATATCGATAAGATGCTATCAGGACCGCCGTCCTTCTCTGCCTCGTCTAATGTTAAAATACTTTTCCCTATAGAGAAAGTAGATTTGAATACTGGGACCATGACCCAACTATACAAGCCTAGACTTACGAGTCAAGAACAATGTGCTGGGCAACCCTTATAATATCTGATCTCATATTTTCCCCCTTTAGGGACGAGATCTTCAGAGAAATCCTCTTCAAAGTAACACTTGACTGTTTTCCCTTCTGAGTTGTAGACCTCATAATAAAAGAAATCAAATTTCATAGAGCAATGCCATTTTGGATTGCCATCTTTTTTGAGTTCCCCCTTTTTGGTAGCGAAGCCACAGAGCAACTTCCCACTAAAGGAACTGTCAGAAGGAAAACCTTTACGAGCAGCGAAGTTGTATTTTGCATCTGTCTCTGTAAAATTGTCTAGATATTTTTGTATCTCCGTAAGCTGCAACTCAAAACCCACTAACTCATCAGGATCAAGTGGCTCCATCCTGACAATCCCTGTTTTTTTTGCTTTCAAGTCTAAATCGAACTTTAAGAAAAGAAACTCACTAACTCTATTAGCGTATTCTGGAAACAGATCTCTTACAGCTAAGCTATACATTAAGTCCTGTAAATTATCAGTATGGTCTTTGCCCTTGAATACATCTTTACTAGTCTTAAAATCTCTAATCAAAGCAAACTTTTGGTCCTTATAAAGAAAAAGCTTATCTATAAACCCTCTAATTTTGTAACTGATCTCACCGTCGTTCTTGATGATATCAAAGTCTTTCTCTGAATACTCTTCGGTTGGTTCCGAAAGATCACCTCCAAAGAAATCATAAGAGAGACCATTAAAGATCATCTCCTTCATCATTTCTATATTCTCCGTATCATCTACACCCTCTTTCTCAGCATGTTTGAAAATTAAACGTTTGATGGAAGGAACTGAAAAAACATCTTGAGTCTTAATTATTTTATCAAAATACTTTTTTCTCTTTGGAACACCAAGAACTTCAAAGACTAAGTGACATATAGAACCTCTTCTCGCACCATCATTACTCTTCTCTGGAAGACCTAATTTATACTTACACCAATAAAGCCAAGAGCAAGATTGAGCAGTTTTAATCCGACTCGCAGATAAGGGTGTTTGAGGTTCAGTCATTACTTAGCAACAAGGCTGTTTTAAATTCTTTCTTAGTGAACCTAGATGGGTTATTTTTCACAAAATTACAAACATAGTTTAATTGGGCATCTTGATCTACTGGCTTGTCCAACCAGTCTTTCTTAATGTCGCAACCATTCAAATGTGCATCACCAAAATCATTATATGGCTTAGGAGGAAATTTTACACTTAAACTACCCAAGTCAAAATAACTAGACAATTTCAAATAACTTTTTACCGCTGCAATAAGCCCTCTATTTTCACTGCTGCCAGAGTCGTTATTTGTAGCAATGCATATATTGACAACAGCCCTGCCGCTAAGATAATTGATAATATTACTATTAACGGACAAGCCAAAAATGACCAGAACGTTTTTAATTCCTTGTTCATAAAGACCCAGCGCATCACCTATACTTTCTACTAAAATTACTTCTTTTTTCAACTCTATCTCTTCATCGACACCTGTCGCAGTGTTAAAAGCTGGATAAACCCAGTTGTTTCTCTTCCCTACATGTTTCCATTTAGGAAGATGCTTCCACTTTTCATTATTAGAATCCACATGTCTACCAGAGAATCCTATAATTTGATTATGTTCGTTATAAACGGGGAAAACCATACGCCTATACATTTTACCAACCCCCGCCAATCCTACTTGAAAAGCTTTTTGGGTTTCCTCTGATATATTCTTGCCCTGATAAAAGTGATAATTAGGGAATAGCTTGTCTAAGGACGAGTCTGGATATATTCTTTCCATCTGGATCTTTTCATTAGGTTGATATGTCGAAACCTCATCTGTATATGAGTTAGCTAGGATAGCTTCTGTTTCTTTTTTGTCTTTAGTCGTGAGTTCTATAAGAGCCTCAAAAGGTTTACTCCCCCTGTTTTGGACAAAGTCCATCCAAACGCCAGTATTTTTGTAAATCTTAAGCGCAGTTTTGTTATCGCCATCTCGATATAGAGCTTGAGTTCTCCAATGGTCACCACAATCAATTAAAGTGTAACCTATCGACTCTAAGATTCCTTGGAAGTCTTCAGAATTGATCGAAGTCTGGGATTTCTTCTTGATGTTCATTTTGTTGCAATTCCTCTTCTCCATTCAACGCTCTAGCGATATCTCTTAAATCGCCTCTCTCTGTGATATTAAAATTATTAAAATTTAAATTAATAGCATTTTTTCTCAGAGTATCTCCAATACTTACTGGTTCTACAGCTCCAGCTATATCGCTACCTAAGTGTCTAGCTTTAACATTAATAAGCTTGTGTGTACCGAATCGTTCCCCTTCGCTCTCTACCTCATCACCCGTCTTACTTCTAAGAATAAACATATGAGAACAGAACTGAGTAATACGGTCCGATAAAGAAACGATAGACTCATCATCAACTACATTCTGAGAGTTTCGATTATTAGTGATCCCGTATCTATTAGATTGCACAGATGTTATCATGGGAATCATAGGATTACCATCGTGTAGAATTTCTTTCTGCACACACTTTTTAAACTTATCGACCATTTCCCCGACAACTTGCCACTCTGATTTGTTACCATTGCTCTCTGAGGTCGTTTTAATATAATCAAAAGAAAAGACCATTTGATTACCCCTACCCACTTTGGAGTAATAAAAACGTTTCAATGTATTCACCATAGAGTCAACATCCATACCCCCGACGTTGTAGTAAAAAAACTTTAACTTATCAATTTTAGGCCATACAGACCTAACTTTATCAACCACATCTTGACCAGCTTTTCTCCATTTACCACTCTCAAGTAAATGCATCGAAACTCCAGACAAAGCCGCGCACTGTCGCATAATTAATTCCTCTTTACTCATCTCCCCATTGTCGAAGTGGAGAACTGGCACATCATATTTCAAACTAACTTTAGTGGAATAATCCATGCAAAACTGCGTCTTACCTACACCAGACCTCGCTACGATAACAGTTATATTACCAGCTCTCAATAGAGAGCCATAAATATCATTAATCTTTTCATGCGGCCCCATCATTCCGAATTCTGTGACTGGGTTGTTGCCTCTTTCCTCTACAAGAGCCTCCATCTCTTCATATATGTTTTCTGGCGTATCATTGCCGATCTCATAAAGGTTAATGCGAGAATTGTATACATTGTCAGCCAGCTCTATAATCTCTCTGTAAGAGGATTCTGGCGAGATGTTCTTCATCTTCTTAGCTATCTCTTGGGAAGACTCAAGGATCTCTCTGCGTATAGAGTATTTCTTTAATTCTTTTGCTGTTTTTAAAATATTTCCCTCTGGGACTTTCCTGAGCGACAAAGACTTAATATAATCAGAAGGTTTAAGATTGTCTTCAAAGGATAATCCTAAATCATTAACTCTTTGAGCTACGATAATCTCATCTATCTCATCTCCAGCGTCAATAGCTTGTTGTATAATACGGAAGACAGCAGAATGAAGAGAACTCTGCTTAGAATAAAAGTCTGAGATACTGATAAAGTTAGATATCTCAGCCAAGCTTTCTGGCTCTTTGAGTAAACCTGCTAGCAGTTGCTTTTCTAATTCAAAATTGTATATCATCTCTATATTTCTTCTTCAATTAGTTCTTTAGGGGGACTCTCTAAATGATTCTCTAAAGCCTTTGTTAAGGCAAACTCCGTCATACTACAATCAAATTTGCAATAAACCAGAGGTTTTCCATTTTCCGAAGAGACTGCCATGATTACACCTTTATATTTATCAGCACCACCAGACAATTCATAAATCTTTTCCACCATTTCAATGGGTATACAAAACTCTGGATTTTCGCTTCCATCTGGTAAATTCATAAATAGATATCTTGGTCGTTAAATACTGAAGCTTGTATCTCGTCTTGAGGATAGATCTCTGCTAGTTTAATTTCGTTAGCTTTACAGAAATCGAACTTCTGCATGTCTCTCTTTAACTGCTCTGCATACTTGAAGCGATTCTTGTGGAAGAATTTAACAAACTTTGTATGTTGTGCGCCTTGAACTTCTACAGCAATTTTTTTATTAGCGTTATAGAAATCTAGAGACAATCTACTACCAACAACCCTAAACTCTTCAAAGACTATATCATTCTTCCAATAGTCGTAAAGAAATTGCTTTACAGTAGTTTGAAATTTACTACGGCTAGGCTTTTCCCAATCGATTAAATAC